GATCGACCCTGCTATGTTAGTGGATGCCAGACTCAAAGGCTCTTTTACTACCCATCCAGGAGCTAATATTTACTTTGGACGCGATCCAAGGATGCTAACCAAGCAAATACAGGAAGATATACGTTATGATGTCGGTATTGACCGTCAGGATCGGGCGGAAGAAGAGATAAAACGGGCTTTTAACGTAAATATCTTTGCAGCCTTGGCTAATTCCAAGATAGAAGACATGAAAGACGTAAGAGCGATGGCTTTCAACGACTTAAGGAACGAAAGAGCTGTCTTGCTTGGTCCTATTATTGGAAACCTTGAGGACGAAACCCTAGATCCTATCTTTGACAGGGTATTCAGCCTTCTTGAAGAAAACAATCTATTGCCTCCAGTTCCTGAACAGTTGGCGCGGGTAGCAGCTGGTTCACCTCTTCGGGTTGAGTATAACGGACCTTTAGCCCAGTTACAGAAACAGCACTTCGAACAAAAGGCAATAAGGGCGACTTTGGAAGAGGTAATACCTATATTACAAGTACACCCAGAGGGAAAGGATGTTCTGCATTGGGACAACATGATCAAGCGTATAGCTCAAAGTCACAATATTCCAGAGTCGTTAGTAAGGGAAGAACAGGAAATGGTCGGTATCAGGGAAGACAGGTTAAAACAACAACAGGAGGCTATGAAGATTGAGCAAGCGAAAACTCTTTCAGAAGCTCAGAGGAATATGGCGCAAGCGGGTACTGAAGAAGAAGGTGCGCAGCAAGCGACGGCTGCAAACTGACGGGCTGGAAACGTATAACCGCCCTATTGTCAACCGCTTTGACGAAGTTAATCAAAGAACACCTGACAAGAGCATGGGTGAACTTATGCGTAAAGTATTACTTGACTCAACAGAAGGACGTTATGTACTGGGAGGTTTACTTACACATTGGGGATTCTTCAGGGAAGCCAACAGCGTGGAAGAAATGATAGAGCAAAACATAGCCAAGGATGTTCTTTGGTATATGGGAGTGTGGCACGAAGACAACACATTGGATATATTAGATAAATTAAGAGCAGTAAGACCTAGGTGGCATACACCAGGAAAAGATACTACATAAGGAGTAGGTAATGTCAGATGAACAAAAACCACCTGAGGGTGGAGTAACATCAATATTGGATGGCGGTGAAGCTAATGCCAGTCTACCAACTTGGCAGGAGCAATTACCTCAGGAATTGAAAGGTCACGAAGCGTTTAACGGGGTTAGTGATGTCCATGCATTGGCTCGAGAGAACATAGATTTGAAGAGCAAGGCTGGTAATGTTGGTGACTTGGTTAAGATACCAGGAGAAGGCGACAGCACCGAGGAACACCATGCTTTCTGGAAACGGCTGGGAAGACCTGAAACTGCATCAGAATACGAAATAACAAAGGATGATGTAGCTGATGGTTTTATACCCGATGAACAGGCTGTTAATAAGCTGAAAGAGATTATGTTTAAAGCTGGCGTAACCAAGCAGGCAGCTAAAGACTTTGTTAAAGATTTCTCTACTGATATCATGGCTGCTTCCAGTCAGCGTAACGAAGAACTGCGTTCACAACGACAGGAAGAGCTAACGAAACTAAGAGAACAGGAATGGCGTGGACAATACGACCAGAATATAAACTTAGCTCAAAAAGGCTGGAGATGGTTAATGGAAGAAGGGTTAAGGGAAAAAGTAATAGACTCTGGATTAAGCGAAGATCCTTCGTGGCTTAAGGCTATGCACCGACTGGGAAGACAACTGGGAGAAGAAACTATCCTACAGGGCGCACCGACACCGCCTCCAGCAGAGCCAGCCAGAGAATATCCCAACAGCCCTGAGATGTACGGTGAAGGCAGGAACAGTACTATTTATCAAGGTGAAGGGCAGGCAGTACGCAGGCTTGCAGGAACAGCTAATTCAGCGCAAGGTGTAGAGGCAGTAAATCCTAATGTGCGGAGAACGCCAGCTGGTAGAAGGCCAAGGTAATGGATTTACCTGATCCTCCAGCTACTGTTGACTGGAAAACTATGGCAAGATGGGTAGTGGGCGTTATTGTCGCTGCCCTGTTTTGTGTAGCTACTATAGTGGTACTTATGGGTGATGACAGGGAAATACGTTTATTAGTAATGGGAGCTTTAATTGGATCATTTACCACCGTGGTCGGTTATTACTTCGGGTCTTCGGACTCTTAGGTATTATGGTGACATGTATTATGAAAATTCCTCCTGGATAGAACAACATCAGGACATAGAAGGGGATGCACCGTGTTTTTCTAACTTTAGTCCTTGCAAAGAAAAGCGTAAATTGTTAAATTCAGAACAACCTCGAGACAAATGTCCTGAGGTTACCCGAAGTGTGAAGCCTGTTCGCACTCTTTGAAGCCTGTATTTAGGGGGTAAAAGCCCAGTATAATACGGGGGAATGAGGGCAAAAGTAGGGGAATCCTGAAGGAAAACGCTACTCGTAGAGTAGTTTTATCTTATTTACAGGAGATTGCTGATGGCAACCCTATCAGGGTCAGTACGACCCACACTAGGCGACGCTAGTAATATTATACTGAACCAGCGTATAGTGGCCTATGCAGACGTTCTCTCGGAAATGAATCCGATTGCACGACATGCATTATTCTGGCCTGCCACTGGTTCATTTAGTCATCAACATGTGCAACTTCTTACCGAGCCAACAGTCGGCTGGCGTAAGTTAAACGCAGGTGTTGCTACTAGCCAAGGTACAACCAAGCCTATTAACGAACCAATTTTAATCCTTGAATCATGGAGTGACATCGACGAAAGAATAGTAGAACACGCACCTCAACCCGAGGCTTTGCGTCTCTCTTATGCCCGTCGACACCTCTCCGCTATGATGAAGGAATTCGAAAATGCCTTCTTTTATGGAGACCACGCTACTAACCCAGAACAACCTGACGGACTAAAAACCCGTTATAATACTGGAACTCTGGCTAATGTTATCGATAACGGTAATACAGGCGATAGTGCTACGAACAGTTCTATTTATATTGTTGAGTGGGATAACGAAGAAGGAGCTTACTTAGCTTATGCAGAGGGAACTCCACTTGGTCTGGAAAGAGTAGATCATGGTAAACAAAGAATAACTGAATCAAGTAATCCTCTCGTGGTTTACAGCGAGCAGTTTAAAATGGCTATCGCTTTAGCAGTAGCTGATGATCGTGGCGTACAGCGTATATGTAACATCGATACTGTATCGGGTATAGCGAATGATCTTAATCCTAATAATGTAATATTAGCTCTTTCAAAGATGAAAAATCCAGAAAGTGCTAACAAAGCAGCTTACATGACTAGGGCTGTATGGGTGCAAGCTACTATAGAAGCTAATGCTAAACAAAACGCTTACTATATGGCTGACTCACCTTGGGGAGACGGTTTTGTACCGTTTATATTGAATTGTCCTCTTTATTTAGCTGAAGGAATTATAGACGCAGAAGATGAGGTGGATCCATAATGATAGATTCATATTTAGAATTAGCAGATAAATGGGATGTAACGGCTGGAACATCTAATGGTGATGAAGTAACCGTTGGTTCTGACCAATTTGATTTTAGCGCAGCAGCACATAATCTTGGATTAAGTTCTTTGCGTTTTAGGGTTCAGATAACTGGGGATAGTCTTGCTGCTGGCTTTGGAACAAAGGCAAAGTTCCGCCTTCAGGATGCTCCTGACAGTGGTAGCGGTTCGCCTGGGTCTTATAACTATATATTAGACACTTTAGAACACGCTGCAGCTGATTTAGTTCCAGGATTTATAATAATGGATGTAGGGCTACCTTTAGATCTGCAAAGATGGGTAAGGTTGAGGATGGACCCACTAGCAAATGTAACAAACCAAGTCTACATAAATGCGTACATTTATACGCTGAAATAAATGCCAGATAAGATTTACGAAGTTATAAGACCGAGTAAGATTGTCGGAGGTGGAACGGGTACTGGCACTGTCTTTACCCGTAAAGCTCCTAATCCTGACGTTCTTGTAGCTGGAGATC